ATCCAATTACCCAATACTAGAGCAGAATAAGAGTCTCGACGCGCTTTGTCTGGGCCAGTTTGGCGGCGAATGTTTTGTGGCAAGTCAAATGACTGAGTTCCTTGAGCAGTAGTAGAGATTTGAATAAGGGCGCACTGAGCTTTCGTGAGATCAATCATATCTTTTTGATGCTCAATAAAATCAATAGTTTTTGCGGCTGAATTTTTTTCTTCGCTATCTGCTACTCTTAAAAATTTAATTTTATCAATAGGAACGTGCTTCTGACGTTGACGCTGATAGTCGTCATTGATTGCTGAAGAGGCGAACCAAACTCGCTTATGGTCGAAAGCGGATTGCAGAAGCTCATTGGCACTGCGAATCCAAGAAGAGGTCGGCTTTCTTAAGTGGCAAATTCTCCTGCCTTGCAAATTGTACTGGTTTCTTGCTTCTCGTAGAGCATTCTGATACTCTTGTGGGTTATCAAAGTCTGCGTCAAAGCATTCGATTTTAATTTCTGCCTCTTTGAAGATTTCGCTTTCATTGCAAGCATTAAGGAATTGAACGCCACCGTTATAGTCACCAACCATGGCAACAATATTGAAATGAGTGAGCAAATAGTAAAGATAAAAAATATGGCTCTTTAAGCTCGTTCCAGAAATGGCGTAGCTATGCACAAGAGTACCGATTTTACGGTCTTTATTTAATTTGAATACGTGCATAGCGAAATCGTCAGAACTCTCGCTCTCGGACCACGAAGGGTCAAAAGAAAGCAAGTATTCATCGTTGGGTTCGCCAGCAATTTCTACGCACTGTCCCTGACCATCTTCAATGGTGCAAGCTGCCATTTTACTAACTTTAAAATAGCCGCTGGAGTCGTCAGTAAAAATAGAACCAAACTCTCGGTCAAACTGAGACTGACTCATTGTTGATTTGGCTTGTTGAATCAATGATTGGTCATACAACTGCGTGGGAGCGCAGTCATAGCTAAGATGCATAATCGTGCGGTGAGCAACGTCGCTCTTCTCAGGATTGAGAATAAGATTCTCGTATTGCTGGTAAAGCTTATATAAATATTCGAACTTGTAGGAGGCAGAAGAAAGGCCAATGATTTTATTGTTTGGCCATTGGGTTCGTTCTTCTTCGGTAAGATTACCGTTTTCAATCAACTGAGTTTCTAAGTTGTAAATTTCTTGACGCTCAGTTGGGTTTTCCACTACAGAAAGGAACGGAACAATAACTTCGTTATAGATTCGTTCTGGCATGAGCAAGAACTCGTCAATAATCATTCGTTGAAAGCGGAAACCACGGAGCTTTTCGCCATCGCCAAGAGGCAGCGCAGTAATCTTGCTGCGACCAATTTCCATTACCCACTGGTCGTTGTTTTTTGAAATACGAGTTACCGCTTCTGAAAACATTGCTGCTTTTGGAGTTTTCATAATGTCCTCAATCTTGTTGAAGATCATTCGGCTCTGTCGGAAAGACTTGGAGATAATGCCAATATGCACTCCTTGATGCAGAACAGCATCTAGAGCCGCGAATAAACCAGTGGTAAAGCTTTTACTCTGGCCACGACTCCAAATGCCCAAAAAGTAATCTGTGAGCATCATGGCTTTAATTGCCATGTGTTGAAACGGAAACAATCTAATGCCTGTTAAAAGCTCACAAGTAAATGAAGGGTTTTCTTTTAGGAATTTATAAAGAAGAATCTTGGCTTCCTTTTCTTCAAGGTAGCCCTCTTTCGAGAGAATCTCTTGATTAATTTTGTCGAAGTGCTTTCGACGTTTTTGGTTTCCTTCAATCCAAGCCATTTAAAAGTCCCTCGTTAATATAATATTGTAAATCAACATTCCATAACTTTCTACCGTGCTTTAACAAGCGAGGAATGAGTTTGACGCTGTTCTCACGATTAGAAGTCATTACGAATTGGCAGCAGTCCTTAAATTCTAGTTGCAAAGCTCTCATATTGTGGTAGATATAAGCTAGGTTAGCTTGGTGCTTTGATTTACTGTTGTTTTTTTCTATCTGCTCAAGGTCGCTTTCTACAACCACAAAAATAAAACAATCTTGCTCTCTTGCTCTCTGCAATTCCCTGCGAAAACGCTCGTAGTTGTCCTGACTTAGAGTAGATTTAAAATCGCCCTCTGATTTTCGGTCAACAAAGGTATAGTCAAAAAATTGATTTTCAATACCATAATCGCCCAAATCCAATTTGAGAGATTCGCTTTGAGGAAATGAAAGAGGTTGCTGTTCTCGGGTGTCAATGAAGATTTTGGCATTTACTTTTTGACGGAAATCTTGAGGTATTTTTCCGTTGTAAATTGGCTTGCCTCCCGCGCCCGCGCAAGCGTGAGTATAGTTGCTGAAAAACTTCTTATATACAGCGATGCTAGGTAAACCGTAACTAGTTAAAACAATTTCTGGTGGGCAAATTTGTTCTTTTGTTTTTGAAGACAGCATTTCTAAAAGAATCATTTGCACACCCAAATCTTTTGGATATTGCTTCTCAAAAAAGATTTTCTGATTATTTGTATTTAAAAAATAGCTGGAAAAGTATTGCTCTTTGTTTTTAAAGGGCAGCAAATCGCCAGTTAATAAATCTTTGCGGCGAAAATGCTTTACATAATAATCATGCAAAAACATATCATGCTTCTTTATGTGAGCATGAAGGCTTCGTTCGCTATCGAACGACTGCTGGCACTCTAAACATTTAAATGACATCATCTTTTGCTAGGCCAAGAACACGCGCTTTCCATTCGCCCATGCTTTCAAGGCGGTTGGCTTCTTGAGATACGATTTCTTTTTGCATTTCTGCAATTTTAACCATATTTTTTCTCTCCTCTTCATCTTGGAAAAGCTGAACAAGAGAAATGATTGAGGCGTTTTCTTTATTGCGGCTTTTCATTCTTTCCGCACGATCACCTTGTAATTTTTTAGTCAAGTTTTCGATTCGGCCTTCACACTGGTGGTATTCACCAGACTTTGCTTTAATAATTTCAGCCAAACGAACAGTCATGTCTTGTTGGTCTTCAATCTCGTCGAACTGTTCATTTAGTTTGTTTAAATGCTTGCCGATTACTTCAAGATTAATGATTTCTTTACACACGTTCATGTAAAGGTTAAGCTCATCAGCAGATAAGTCAGGCTTATCCCAAGTCAAACGGATAAACTCTTCTTCGAACAATACTCGGTCTTTCATAGACAAGTAGTTGTTCATGATCGCAACGAATCGCGAATTATTTAAGTTAACCCCAAGCTTATCAATGCAAACCCTGTATTGGCGCGATAATTTAGTTTCGTCAAGGGTTAAGCCAGTAGCATCATTGACCTTTTTAAGAACGCGGCTAAAAGCTTTTGGCGCAACATAGTCTGTGAGGGCGGCATTCTCATTACCCATCACAAAGTCAGGGTTGATTGAACGAATGTAATCTAAGACTGCTCGTTGCTCCATTCCCAACTTCTTTACTTCTCTGTCAGCGAAAATTAGTTCAGCGATTCGCAGAGAAGATAGTCCAGCTTGCGCTTGAAGCAAAATAAATTCTTTTTGAGCATTGGTTAATTCAATCTCGTCATTTTTAACCTTTTTAGTGGTCGAGTATTGTAAATTATTTTCTGTTAGAAACTTGCTTACTAGTCGCCCCTCTTTCTTTCGCCCGTCCAAGGTCTGGTCGTTGAAACAAGCTCTTGTAAGCTCGTTTAAGTCGGGGGTTTTTGCGAAGTTTTCGCGCAGGAATTGTTTTTGCGCCTCTGTTAGTTCTTTCATAAAATATCAGAGTTTTTTAAAATTTCGATAGCTTTATCTCGGAATAGTTTTTTGAGATTTTTAATTTGTTTATAGCCTATCTTGCGATTCTTTTCGCTGGAGCGGTAGCCCAAAAATAAAGCAACTTCTTCATCGCTCTTCTTCTCAAAATACAGCATACAATAAGCTTTGTAATAGTTGTCAGATAAAACCTTTTTCATTTGCTCGTTAAGTAAAACAATAGCTTCTTCAAAATCAATATTTTCAGAAGACATGTTCTCGACTTCGCGAGCATGGTTCTCCATTTCTAATGGAATTTTAATATTGTAACCGTGCTTTTTACTCTTCTCCCAGCCAGCATACAAATCACAACGAGAGCTTTGAAATCCTTGGGGTAAAAATGAACATCCCTCGTCCCCAGTATTAAATTCGCAATTCATGCAAGGCTTAACGTAATTAGTATAATTATTCCTAATTAAATTCCTCATTTGATTTGAGACGATGCGAGAAATCCAAGGCTCTAATGGCTTGGACTGATCCCACATTTCCCACTTCTTGTAGATGTGGAGTTTAATGATTTGCTCTACATCTTCGAACGAAAGCCACTTTAAAACATTAAGCTGCCATTTGTTTCGGCGCTTCCTGATTTCGTTCTCAATGATGGGCAACTTTTCCTCGAAAGAGATTTTAATCTTTTTTGCCATGCCGTTCTTTGAAGTCATCTACAGAGACGGCACGATTTCTACGATTAAAAGTTCTAGGTTGCCCGAAAAGTTCGCCCAATTGATATTGGCGATTGGTTGAATCGCTTTCTAATTCGTAAGCAAGAGAAGAAATGCTTGGAAGGTCGCTAGAGTTAGAATACTCTTCGTCATCATCGTCGTCAATCCACTCGTCTTCATCTGGGCTTCTCTTTTTGGGGAGGGTTTTAGGCGGCACCGAAGCTGTTGCTACTGATGCGTTTAATTTTGTACCGCATTTCCCACAAAAATTTGGGGGAGAAAAATTATAAGTCATTTTATGACCGCAATTTGTACAAAATGAAGATGCCATATTATTTTGATTCTAGTTTTTTCTTAATCTCGTCCGTGTCTCGCTTAATATATTCAAGCTTAGTATTAATTAATTCAACAACGGATTGCATTTTTTGATCAAGAACCTGTATTTTTACTTCTGCTGCGTCTAGTTCTTTTTGCACGACTTGTAAATCAACGACGGAAGCGTAATTACTATTCAGCCAAAGCACAGTAACGCCAGCTAGAACCAAAATGAAGCTTTTGGCGACACCAAACCAATCGAAAGAAGATTTTAATGGGGATTTTTCTGGCATAATAAATATTACACCTTTTTACCCAGTTGTTCTAATTTTTCAACAATAAATTTCAAAATTTCACTGCGATAAATATCTTCTTTTCCGAAGTGGAAAACATGAATTCCTCGGGCGCGACTCTCTTCGTCATCGAACAGATTGATGAAGTCATTGAAGCCGCTGAATCGAATATCGCTCTGCATCAAGTCACCGCAGATAAAGAGTTTCGACTGTTCTCCGATTCTAGTAATTAGAGTAATTAATTCTTTTTTAGAGAAGTTTTGTGCCTCGTCACAGATTACTACTTTGTTTGTCCAGCTAGCTCCGCGAACGAAGTTTACAGGTAACACGTTGATAATCTGTTCTTTACGCAAGTTGACCATGGTTGGCGCAGTAATGATTTCTTCCATCTTGTCTTCCAAAGGAATCAAGAAGGGCATGAATTTCTCATCCACAGTACCTGGCAAGCTGCCAATGCCACGGTCTGCGCTTTCCGCAATGCTTCGAATGTAAGTCATGTCCCATTCTCTATTGATAGCGAGCAAATTAAGGGCCGCATAAACAGCCATGTATGTTTTAGATGAACCAGCGGGACCAGTAATAAAAACAGCTTTTGTCTCAGGATTTAAACAAACATCTAGTAATTGTTTTTGCTTTTCTGAAAATTTAAATTTGCGCTGCTTGAACTCAATCTTACGTTCTGCCGAACCAATCTCGATAGAACCCTCAACAGACTTTTTGGATTTTGCCATTCAAAGTATTATACACTTTTAATAGATATTTTCTTTAAGAGAAACGCTGCCATTTAAAGTATTTCCTGGCTGTTGGGTGAGAGACTGACTAGTGATTTTGCCGCTCACATCAATTGCTAGCTTATAGTCTGTTCTAGGATTAAAGGATGCTCCAGTAACAAAATAACGGAAGGGAGAAAATCGGAAACTAACACTGGAACCGTCGCCGCTACCGTTATAGTTGATAACTGCTCCAACATTCTCACCCTCAACAGTTACTGTCCGCTCAACACTGTTTAATAACACGCGCTCTGGAGTTTTACTGCCAATGGCATAAACGGGATTTCGGCTGCAAGAAGTGTTAATTTGCACACTGCGCTTGCTTTGGGGTAATGGTTCT